TATTCGTAAAAGATAGTGAAAAGAATATAGCAGATGCAATACTTACTATATTTAAGACAAGACAAGACTTAGATATATTTAAAAAGAAAGCTCTCTACATATATATCAGGGAAATGACAGATTGTGAAACTCCTCATTTAACTAAAGTAGTAAATAAACTTAAAGTAGAATTCTATAATTTATATGAAAAATATAATGAAGTAGGATTAATCCGCACAAAGGTACTTTAAATCTATTTATAAGAAAAGAACATGAGTACTGATAAAGAAATATTTAAAGGTAAAAGCCTTTCTGATCTTTTTGGTGAAATCTACGATAACTCAAAAGAAACGAAATCTCAAGTAAAAGCTCTTATAGGGGAACTAAAACCTCTTATAGAAAATATTGGTGATGCTACTTTGATAGTTCCAATGATTAAAGAGTATATGGAGATTGGCGTTAAGAATGATGATGCTTTAATAAAACTAGCTACTATTATTCAGAGAATAGAGATAGCACAAACAAAAGGAGACGGAAACGATCTATTTGATTTTGATTCGTTACAGTCCTTATTAGAGGAAACTGAAGAAATACAAGAAGAAGTAGAAGCATCATCTGATAAGTCAGAAGAAAAAGAGTAGTAGGTATGTTAGATAATAACTATAGAACAAAATCTCAAACAGGAGATCTAACCAGCGGTGACAGGGGTAATCTGAATCCCGGTAGAGTTGTAGATGTTATATTAAATTCTGAACATAAATACTACGATCAATACGGAGGACCAGACTCAATAGGTGTTGTATTATATATAGACCTAGCAGACGGAGTAGATACATCAGATACAGGAGATACAGTATATTCAGGTATTGCTTACCCGTTAAATAGAGACATTAATACACTACCTGTAAAGAATGAAATTATTTTAATACAAACAGGACCAGGTACTAACTTAGGTCAAGCAAGTAGTTACTCTAGAAAATATTATCAAACCGCTTACAACCTCTGGAACCATCCACATCATAGTGCATTTCCAACTGATATAGATCAAGAAGGGGTTAATATCGGCGAAGCATTTGATATAAATGATAAGTTAGCCCCACTTCAACCATTCCCAGGAGATACTATAATCTCAGGAAGGTTAGGTCAGACAATAAGAATGTCAGGTACGGAGATAGAAGAGAATAAACTGACTGATGACTCTAATAAAGATAAACCTTTTATAGTAATAAGTAACGGTCAAAAGGAAACACAAAACGGATTTAGCCACATTGTAGAAGATATAAATGAAGACCCTTCTTCTATATACTTTACATCTGATCACTCTGTTCCTCTATTCTTAGCAAATAATAAAAGATCTTCATACGACAAAAGCCCAGACACTCCTTCAAAGTTTCAAGGATCACAACTACTACTAAACTCAGACAGACTAGTATTAAACGCTCGATCAAATGAAGTTTTAATATCTGGTCAAGAATCCATAGGTATTAACTCAAAAACAATTAATATAGACGGGGAAGATTATATGTGTATAGATGCTGATAAAATCTATATAGGTTCTCGTGCTAGAACAGCAGATGGAAATGCTAAACAACCTGTAATGTTAGGACATCAAGTTGAAACATATTTACAAGATGTAATAGATGTATTAGAAGGAATGGCAAAAGCAATGATGAAAGCAAAAACAGTTAAAGGAGACGCTATACCTCAAATTAATATGAAAGGAGCTTCTTCATTAGGTGCTTTTCAATCATTAAAAAATAGAATAAATCCAAAAGGTAAATCGCTCTTGAAATCAACTAAAACCTTTGTAGAATAATGCCATGTAGTATACCACCATCGAAACTCGCAGAGTTTATAGCAAAATTTTTAGGTCAACTAGAAGCAAGGGTGTATGCACTGGTGTTAAAAGAAGTATCAAAAATACAGCAAAAGCTACTTGGTTCTATCTGCCCTCCTGTAGAAGAGATAGAGAAGATATTAAAAGTAAGAGATAACTTATTAAACGCAATCAACGGACTGGAAAAGAAGATTGAACCAGTTAAGAAGTTTGCCGACATATTAGACCCTCCGATTAAAGCAGGAAAAGTAACAGTTACTATATTAGAGATGATAGCTATACCAGGAACAATAGGATTACCTCCAGGACCCAGCGGTGGTGTTATATTTTCAGTATCAGTAGGAGCACAGAATAGATTTGCACAGTTACTTAACTTAGCATGTCAAATAGTAGATATGTTATATAAAGACCAACAAGCAATTAAAGATTTAACAGATTTAGGATTCTCAGGATTAGATCCATTAAAAGCAAAGTTGGAGTCAATAGATATTAAACTTTGGTCGTGTGTTGAAAACCTTCCACAAGAGGATAAAGATAGAATATTAGCAGGTATAGAAAACCTACCCTCTAATGCAGGATTAACAAATCAGGTAGAAGCTAACACATTTAAGTATTTTAAACCAAACCCAGACGGATTAGGTACAGAATACACTATAAAGATATTAGTAGATAAGAATTCACCAGAATTTGCTCCAAGAAGATATGCAGTAGTAGAGAACGCACAAGGTGTACAAGTCTTAAAAGGGCCGCCATCATTTAGTTCTTCTACAAGAATACTGGTAGACGAAATAAAATTTAGAATTAACAATCAACTTCCATAAACTAACTATTTATATATATGAAACTAGATCAACTACGTAAAATTATTCGCGAAGAAGTAAGATCAGCTGTCAAGGAAGAGTTACAAGAAGTAATGAACGAGGCAGTTAAAGCGGCGAGTAAACCAACATTTACACAAACATCTGCTAAACCTGTTCAAGCAGAACAGAAAGCACCAGGTCCAATGAACCCTGTAATGGGTAAAACAACCTTAGATGAGATGCTTTCAATGACCCGAGACAATATGACTAACGAAGAATATAAGAACGTATTCTCAGGAACATCAGACATGGTAACCCCAGGTCACTCTATGGCGTCAAATGTAGCTTCTCAAATGGGAAGAAACAGCGGAGCTGCACCAGGTATAGATATTAATAACCTAGACTTTGTTAAGAAAGCAGGAGAGGTATATAATGCAGCTAATAAGATAAAAAGGTAGTACAATATGGCATACGGAGCAAAACGAATTAACCCTATAGATTTAGAGAAAAGAAGAGCAGTAGGCATTACAGTTCCTCTTTCAGGTAAAGCTGTGTTTAATTCTTCGTATGAAACAAAAGATGCTATTAAATCTAACTTAATTAACTTCATATTAACAGGTAAAGGAGAAAGGTATTTTAATCCTGCATTTGGTTCAGGTATACGTAATTTAATATTTGCCAATATTAATAGGGATAACTTAACAAGTTTAGAGTTGCTAATACGTGAAGAATTATCAACTTACTTCCCTAATTTAAATATAAAAGAACTCACCTTAACAAGTGCTATAGATGATAACACAATACTATTCTCTCTTAAGTTTAACATACGAGATACCGAAGCAGAGGATGAAATAACAATTAACTTCGAACAATAATGGCTCAAGACGTTAACATAAAATATACAGATAAGGATTTTAATAGTTTAAAATCGCAATTAGTAGACTTAGCTAAGAACTACTTCCCAGACACCTACAATGACTTCTCCCCAACATCACCAGGTATGATGTTTGTAGAAATGGCAGCATATGTAGGAGATATACTGTCATACTACCAAGATTCACAACTACAAGAAACATACTTACAGTATGCCCAAGACCCAAGCAATCTATATACATTAGCATATCAAATGGGATATAGACCCAAGACTACCGCCGCTTCTTCTGTAGAGATAGAACTAAGACAGAGAGTAGCAGCATCAGGGTCAGAATATGTACCTAACTTTGCACAAGCATTAACAATAGGAGCAAATAGCGTAGTATCAAACGGTGTACAGAAGTTTTTAATAGAAGATCAAGTAGATTTTTCTTTTTCTAGCTCTTACGACCCAACAGAAGCCTTAGTTTATTCAATTGATAATAATCTACCAGCAGAGTACGAACTTATAAAAAAGGTTAAAGCTAAAAGTGGGGAAATAATTACTCAAACAGAAACAATAGGCACAGCAACTAAATTCCTAACACTAACAATAGAGGATTCTAATATTATAGGTATTATTGATATTGTTGATAGTAACAACAACGTCTGGAAGGAAGTTCCATTTCTAGGACAAGAAACGGTTTATAATGACTCTGTTAACGCAGGAGATAATTCAAACAAAGTACCGTACTTGGTATCTACATCAAAAACACCTAACAGGTTTGTTACACGGTTTAATTCAATAGGTCAACTTCTAATACAATTTGGAGCAGGAACTGCAACAGATAATGTAGATGCTTTTTTACCCAACCCAACCAACGTAGGATCACCAGTACCTATGGAAGGTAAAAATAGAAGTTTACAAGCTTATGATCCTTCTAACTTCTTATACTCAGGTGCTTACGGAAACGCCCCTGCTAATACATCATTAACTATAAGGTACTTAAGAGGAGGCGGTATAGAATCAAATGTAGAAGCTAATACTCTAAGCACTATAGAGAGTGTAAGTAAGACTGCAGAAGACCTAACATACTCAGATACACTACTAGTTAATAACCCAAAACCAGCAACAGGCGGTAAAGACGGAGATACTGTAGAAGAATTAAGACAGAACTCTTTAAAAGCGTTTAACGAACAAGGTAGGATGGTGACTGCTCAAGACTTTGCATTTAGAGCTATGACAATGCCTTCTCAATATGGTTCAATTGCTAAGACGTATGTAACACAGCAAGAATCAATAGTAGCTGCAGATGCACACAACGACCCAGATAACCCACTAGGGGTAACATTATATGTTTTAGCTTATGATAACCAAAAGAACACAGTTAAAGCATCACCAGAATTGAAATCTAACCTAAGAAGATACCTAGCTCCCTTTATGATGTTAACAGATGGGTTAACAATTAAGGATGCATTTACTATTAATCTAGGAGTCAAGTTCGATATTATTGCACTACCTAATATGAATTCAAGAGAAGTACTAAAAGGATGTACAGATGCTTTAAGGAATTACTTTAATATAGATAATTGGAGCATTAATCAACCTATAAATCTTTCCAGACTTTACACTCTTTTAGATAGAGTAAAAGGAGTACAAACAGTACAAAGCATAGAATTAGAAAGCTTATCAGGAGAAGGTTATTCTCTTTACGACTACGACGTTATGGGAGCAATGAAAAACAATATACTTTACCCATCTTTAGATCCAATGATATTTGAAGTTAAATATCCAGATACAGATATAAAAGGTAGAATAACAACTTTATAATATGGCTAAATACAGAATATTTCCAACACAAGACGCATTCATCTCCACAGAGATATCCACTGCAAACACAGGACGAGATGAGTTATTAGAAGTAGGTGGGTACCCTACATCTGATTCAGGACAATCATTAAGAAGTTTGATTAAATTTGATGAAGAAGAAATAAAGAAAGTATTAGAAGATAAAGCAGGAGTAAGCTACCCTATTAACGAAAACCTTACACCTCCCTTCAAAGCTAAATTAAACCTCGCTCTTAATTATGCAAACGAGCTACCTATTAACTACACATTAACAGCTCACCCTATCGCAGATTCCTGGGACGAAGGAACAGGTAAATTTGGAGACATACCTACAAACAAAACAGGCTGTAGCTGGGTAAATAGATTAGCAGGAACTAACCATCCATGGACTACCACTACCCAGCAGATTACAACAACATCCGGAAATGGATTTACCCTAGAAACTAACGAACTACATACTACCTCTTCTTTTAAAGAAGGATTAACAGGAGGTGGAAGCTGGTACTTTACATCAGGAAGTAACCCAACAACTTTATCAGGAAGTCAGTCATTTAATAAAAACTCTTCTCACGACGTAGACATAGACGTAACAAACGCTACCATGTATATGACTAATGGGTTTCTTACCAATAACGGATTTATAATAAAAGCAGAAGATTCAATTGAATTTAATGAAACATCCACAGTAAGGTTAAAGTATTACGGGGAAGATACTAATACTATATACCCACCATTTCTTGAACTACAATGGAACGATTATTTACACTCATCAACATTACAAGAAGTAACATCTCCTGATGTAGTAGTTTCTGTTAAAAACAATAAAGGTAAGTATGTAGACGAAGGAAAGCAAAGATTTAGGCTACACGTAAGACCGGAAAACCCTACACGTACATTCACAACAGGATCTGCATATACTGTTAATCATACATTACCTACAGGTTCATTTTGGGGATTGAGAGATGAGAATACAGAAGAGATGGTATTTGACTATGATAACTATACTAAAATAAGTGCTGATAATACTTCAAACTACTTTGATGTATATATGGATGGTTTACAACCAGAAAGGTATTACAGAATATTAATTAAAACAGAAATAGACGGAACCACTACAGTAGTAGATAACAACCAAGTATTTAAGGTAGTAAGAAATGGATAGAAAGGTAGATATTAAAAAGACTGTCTTTAATAGAGATGGGTATAAAAGTACAATAGACAGGAACTTTAAGTTTTATAAAGAACCTGAACCTTTAATAGACCCTGATACCGTTGAAGAATTATTTAGACTCTACGATAAACTGTATATGTTAATCCCAATAGAAGGAGAAAATACATCACACCAATACCTCGTAGAAAGAAGCTCAGAACTCTACCAAATTGACGCTCAATTAGAAAACATACAACCTTTATTAGATGAAGTTGCTTCATTAAGAGGTCAAATATTAGAAGGTAATAGACGTATCTTAGAATTAGAAACTCAATTAGCTAATGGAGGAGAAATTAACTTTGAAGATGCAGAACAAATGGCCTTACTAAGAGGTCAATTAGATGCTGCAAACTCAGCTATAACAGTACTAGAACAAGCAAACACAATAGCTAATTCAGCTGTAGAACAAGCATCAGCAATGGCAAATGAAGCAGCAACAAAGGCAGCAGAAGCAGCAGAAAAAGCAGCAGCAGAGAAAGCAGCCCAAGATGCTGCAAATGCAGCAGCAGCAGACACAGGAGAGGTTGATGAGATATACGGAATACTTGGTAATAAGAACGATAGTGTAGGTATAGCTTATAGGTTTATTGTTAAGAATTGGTATACGAGATTTCAATTTCATAGAGGAGTATCTTACTTTCGTAACTATGCTAAAAGCTATAGTAGAAAATGGTATTGGTTATACGGTACTGATCAAAATGATACCGGTTACTACTCAAAAAGAAGAGGGAATTATAATAATAACCTAAACCGGGAATACCTAATACCTACTAATAAAGATACCGCTAACGATATGACACTTGACTTTATAGTATCAGAATTAAATCAAGCAGGTTATAAAGCAACATCAATTGTAGATGCTTTTAAGAAAACAAAATTCTTTAGAGGTAAAATAACAGCAAGAGTAATAACATACAAAGACCCTGAAAGAGAAGACGAAGTTGGGTATAGATTAAAATAGTAATAAATGGCAAAAGTAACATACACATTACTGGATAGACCTTTAAACTCTATAACTGATAACGAGAAATACTCTGATGCAGATTTAAGTTTAATTGATAATTATGAGATTAATAAACAATATGATTTTGAAAAGAACTATATTGAGTCTCATTTTTACTCTATATATAATACAAAATTACTATCTGTATACGACTATGAGTTACCAACAGAGGTAATAACCAGTAACGAAGACCTTTCAACCAACAGTGTATCCCAACTATCTCTTAAACCACAAGACATAGCTGTTGAATATGGATTCGTACAAACAGACGTTTCTATAGTATTTCATTTTTTAAATGACTTATATACTATAGACAATGCAAAACAATCTTTCTACATACAGGAAATATCACAAGACAGGAAAGAAGTATTACTTTACTCTGATAAGATTGAGACTAATCAACTTATTAATACAACAGAGGACTTAAAAGACAAGTTTAAAAATAACCAATACTTTGAAGAACTTTGGTTAAACTGTGGAGATAATGATCTATTCATAGTTACGAATATTGACGTATACGAATTAGAAGATAAGTTCACAGTAGCATTAAAACTTTACGAACCGCTACCAAAACGATACGGTATAAAAAGCTTTGTACAAGTTGTTGAAAAAGTAAGTGATTCAATAGTAGTACAAGTAGAACCAGAAGTAGAACCTACTATAGCAGTTAAACCTAGACTTAGACCAGCAAACTTCGACGTAAAACTCGAACTACCTAACGCTAATCCTACAAAGTACTTTAACTACGACGAACTATTTAGCTACAGTAATTCTAACTCTAACAGAGAATTATACTCACTACTAAATGAAAAAAGCGTAGCAGTAAATATAGATCATAGCAACTACGAAGAATTTATACATTTTTCATCTGCAACAGAGAGGTTAAAAAACTTTAAATACAAACTACAATTAATTGAATCGTATCAAACAAGCTTAAATACTATAAACAGTTTAACAGAAACAAATACAATTAACGTAGTAGGAAGTGATGCTAGGTATACAAACCTAATACAAGGAATAGTAGGTAACTTTGACCACTACGAAAGACATCTATACTTTGAAAGCGGTTCCTCTAGCTGGCCTAAAACAACATCTTCTAAACCTCATAACAACAAAGTAAGTACAGATACTGAAGCAGTTAACTGGTACAATAATGAAATAATATCAGCTTCTAATTTTGATGCTCAAAACTACGATGTATTAGGAAACGCTTTACCTGAATACGTAAGAGACGATAATGCTAATAACCCAGGGGTTTTGTTTACACATATGATAGGTCAACATTTTGATAACCTATGGATATATACAAAAGCAATTACAGATAAGTATAATGCTGATAATAGAACAAATGTTGGTATATCTAAAGACTTAGTAAAAGAAGCAATAAAGAGCTTAGGAGTTAAAATACATAACTCAGAAGAGGGATCAACAGACTTATTTAAATACTTGATAGCAGATTCCTACGACAGTGGTAGTCAATCAGAAGTTATCGAGACATTCACATCAGTACCAGGAGTATCAATAGATGAGCAACCGGTATCAAGAAAAGAATACGAAACAGAAGTATACAAAAGGATTTACCACAATATACCTCTTCTTACAAAAGCTAAAGGTACTCAAAGAGGACTTAGAGCATTAATAAACTGTTTTGGTATACCTTCTGAGTTTTTAAAGATTAAGCAGTACGGAGGTAAGAGTATAGGTGAAGATAGATTTTTTAATTACGATAAACACACTGTAGATGCTTTAGAAAAAGTACGAATAGAGACAAGAGAAAGCGGATCAGTAAACACAACATTGAATGAAGATGTATCTATACAGAAATCAGAAAATAAACTAACACAAGATATACATAGAGTAGAGGTAGGGTTTTCCCCAACAGACTCCATAGATGAATACATACTAACACAAGTAGCATCAGACTTCAGTATAGATCAATATCTAGGAGATCCAAGAAACGAAAATAAACTTGAATATAACGGATTAGTAGAGCAGGAACGAAGAACCATTGGTTCACTTAAAAGATACCAATTAAACGATTTTGTAAGAATATTAAAGTTCTACGACAATACATTGTTTAAAATGATAAAAGATTTCCTTCCAGCCAGAACAACTGCTGATACTGGAATAATTATCAAACCCGGTTTACTAAGTAAGTCAAAAACTAAAGCACCCGAAATATCAGGCACACAACACGACCATGAAGGTACTATAGATACAGCATTTATTGAAGGATATGATGCAGGAGCATTTGATACTGCGTTATTTACTAAAACTAAAAAATACCAAAAAGAATTAACCAGTAAATGGACACCAGGTAAAGTCGGAGGTGCAAGTAATCTAACATTTAAATTTAATATAACAACTACAGAACCTTCAGGTAACCGAGGAGAAATAGTGGTAGTAGGAGATAGACTAGTTCACCCTGACGGAACAGAGTATACGTTTTTAGATAAAAGGTATAACATTTTTACAACCCTTGAAGGTACTACTAGTGCACATCGTAGAGTATTCTTAATGCACACTGTTCAAAATGCAGTACAAAGATTTCCGACATTATCAACCTTAACACATATCAGCTCTCACCCTAATATAGTAGTAGTAGAATATATTAATAACGACTGGTACGCTGTAGACAACGACTCTACAAAAGCAATATTTACCCCACTTTCTAGCGACTTAATAATTGCCTCTGTAGGTATGACACCTAATGCAGGAGAAATAGATGAATTTTACAGTTTTATGAAGTCTTTTGGAGAATTTAAACCGGAAGTAAAAACAACTATATACAGTGAAGAGGTAAATACAAAAACAGGTAAAGTATCAAAACAGGTTAAAGATGAATCTCCAAAGTATAATGGAGAATTAAGCGGTAGTAAAATAGAAATAACTGATGGAGAATTAAATAGACTTAATAACTTTAAAATATTAGATTCACCACTTCTCAAATATAATATTACAACAGTAGAATCTGATGCAGGAACATATACCAGTTTTTCACTTAACTCAGCTGGAAAAACTACACCACAAGTAGCATGTGCTTTACTACCATCCGATGCTATAACATACTATCATGATGGAGTAGCTAACCTACCGCAAATAAACGATACAGTTTATTTAGACAGTGGAGGTAATACTGTTTTAGCAGGAGCAGATAAATACTACCACGGAGGATCAACCCAAAAAGCATTTCAAGTAGCTAATGACGGAAGCGTAACCGCAATAGAAGACTGTAGCCAATACGATAACATACCAGGAGCTCCACCAGCACCAGAAGTAGCATTTAGAGCAAAATACGCGTATAGTCAAAATGAAACTGCAGTACCTATAATAATTCGAAACGCAGAATATAATGCAACAGCTAATATTACAGCATCCCTTGGAGCAAGTACAGTACAGCAAGAAGTAACAATAAGTAATACTAACTTCCAACTTGCTAATCTAAATCTAGCATCACTACCAGATACAACAAACACAGAGATAGCACTAAGTGTTAAGTTGACAGATGCTGCAGGAAATCAGAGTACTGAATCTACAATAGGAAGTTCTGCAGGAGATTTTGGTAAAACTATACCAAAAGACACCACACCGATATCAGGGCATAGTGCTCTGTTTGTTACCAACTTTCAAGGAAGTACAGCACAAACTACCAATACCAATGGAAACTTTTACATAAAGGTAAGTAACCTTCCCACTACAGAAATAGTAATAGCTAATGCTGTAATAACCTCAACAGGAGGAGGAACATCATATATATCAAAACCAAATCTTAACAACTTTAACAATGGATCAGGAGATGCCTCAGGCTGGATGTATTTATTTGCCTCTGACCACAGCCTTAACAACGGTACAGTATCAGTTGTAGTTACATTAACCGATGCAGCAAGTAACGTATCATTAGGGGTATCAGATACAGTATCATTTCAATATGGAACAGCATCAATGAACCCATCTACAGTTAACTTTGGAGGTAATGCCTCAGCCGGTGTAATAACCGTTACTTCGAATACATCTTGGAACCTGGTATCACTACACAGCTGGTTAACGCTATCATCTAGCACCGGATCCGGTAATGCATCAAGAAACTGGTATGCTCAACAAAATTATTCATCTTCCTCTAGAGTAGGTATAATAAATCTTCAAGTAGGAGGCAGCAATGTAGATATGTTGACTATTCAACAAGGACCTTACGGTAACTGTGTTGATCCGGAAACAGATATTACATTAGAATCTGGACATACTAAAAAAGCTAAAGATATAAGAACAGGTGATATAGTTAGAACTAAGCATGAAAATACTATGGAAATGTTAAGTTGTATTGTTACTAAAGCTGAACTAATAAAGGACACTAAAAAACTTAGAATAACTTACAGTGATCGAGAGTTAGTCTGTAGCCTTGGACATAGAATATACGTAGATAATAAATCAGAATTTATTGCAGCAGATTCACTTGAGATAGGGGATACAACAACAGGATATGAGGTCTTAGAAATAAAAGAAATTGTACCTGGAGAAGTAGTAGATATAACAGTTGAAAAAGCACATACCTATATTAGTAACGGTATACTATCTCATAATAACAAGTAGAAGAGTGTAAATAAATGCTCAGTAGATATTTATATAAAAAGTAGATTATGCCAAGTCAAGGAGTCTTTTCAAATACATCACCAGCAGAAGGAGAAATCAGAGTACTAGTACAGACAGATCCCGGAAGTAATTTTGTTAACATTAGATCTATAACTATCTCAGACACAGACCTTGAAGGTAACATCATAATACCATCACTCTCAGAAGTTAATAAAGTGTTACTCCCTATATCAAGCAGTGGAGTTAATACAACTTTAAACATTATAGATATAAACGATAAAGATGGTTACTTTTTTTTAAACAATCTAGATACTGTAATAGGGGATAGTCAAAGTTCCATATCCTCGTCTATAGCAGTAGATCCTTTTTTAATTGAACCTTTTTTTAATAATCAATATAATGCATTAATAAGTAATGCAGAAATAACTAGAACCAATTCATTAAGGTACGATGTAGATAGAGCTTCTGGAGGAGTGAAACCTGATAATTTTGATGCATTAATCGGAAACCCTCAAGTAGATTTGACATTGTTTCATGAAGCAGGAAGCACTAAAATAGAAGAAACAGAGCTAATAATACCAACAATTACATCTAATAGTCAAGTTATCAATACAATAACTTCCCCTATAAAACAGTTAAGAAGAGAGGGAGGAGCACAAGTTACAGTAACACTAGCAGATATCGACAACACATTTGACAACCCAGTCCCGTCTGTAGTTAAAGTAGATCCAAACTTTTTTGTGGTTCCCCAAGGAATTAGCGCAGCTCCAACCGTAACCTTCACTATACGCCTATACCTAGATATATTCACAGGAGCTGATACATCAGGAATACCCGCTGCAACCGCTACACTGCTGACCCAAACAAATGAAAATGGTACAGTGCAGACCGTAAAAAATACAACACCACTAAATCAAGACTTTGCAACAAGTCAAAATAACTTATACGTGAGGTTAAGGCAGACGGTGACAATAAGCAATCTCTCTGGAAACTTACAGATAGTAAAAGTAGGTACATTTTTTGGAGAACTAGGACGGTACTTTAATCTTTCAGCAGTTAGAGGAGTACAGGAACCCTACGCTCAAAAAGCATCAGTACAGGATTCAAACTATACAGACACAGGTTTAATTAACGCTAGGTATAATGGAACAAAAACATCTGAAGCAGACTTTAGCGGTATATCACCTGCAATTGCAGGAATGGTAGTAGAAGCAGCATTGTATCCGTATATCAATACAACAGCAGAACTAGATAAAATATGTAGTTCTTCATTAGCAGATAGAGATATAGAAGAACTCCTCTTTGACGGTTCAGGTACTCAACCTACTATAGGAGTACCAGGTCTCGTAGGTACGGTATCACTACCAGATACTCTAACTAACACAACAGATACTACTTTTAGACTAACACCAACAGTAGGTACATTACTAACAGTTGGGGATATATTAATACTAGGTACCGGAGTATCTGCAGAAAAAGTCCAAGTTCTTCATGTAGACCGTAGAAGAAAACAGCTTCATCCACTAACTAGTACATTAACATTGTACGATAGTTATGTAAAAGTAACAGTATTGAGAGGGTATGACGGTACAACAGCAGCAGCACAGACATCCGGAACACAAGTAAGAAGAGTAGGAGGTTCAAGATTATATACCGCTACCGGGAATAGGATTAAACCAATAGGGAGACATTTAGTATGGTTAAAAGAAACTAATTCAATAATTTCAACAAATGATAAAGGGTTTGTAGATTCAGTTAAAACTGTATGTACAGTCTAGAATAATAAAAAGCTACATATTTATAATATATATAAAAGTTAGAACATGGGATACCTAAACAACTCAGTCGTCACAGTAGACGCAATATTAACAAAAAAAGGACGTGAACTACTCGCAAGAGGTGACGGATCTTTCAGAATCACTCAATTTGCATTATCAGATGACGAAATAGACTACACTCTATACAATACTGCTCATCCTTCAGGATCTGCTTATTTTGGTGAAGCTATAGAGAATATGCCATTACTAGAAGCATTCCCGGATGAAAATCAAGTCATGAAGTATAAGCTCGCTACACTTCCTAGAGGTACAGCTAAGCTACCAATACTGGAAGCAGGATTCGCATCTATTACATTAAAACAAGGTGCCTCTCTAACTATTACACCGCAAACTCTTAACTACTTAGGAGCTACTCAAGCATTTGAAACAAACGGATATTCAGCAACAATATCAGATGTAAGATTACTATCTAACTTCACAGGAGTTGGTATAACTTCATCAGAAGCAGATAGACTTAATGCAACCACTACACTTGGTACTAATGTATCAAAAGCAGTAATTGGTACATCTATCAATATTACTGGAACAACAATAAACACTTTGTACGGATCTAACGCAACATCACTTACAAGTACGATTACTATAATAGGTAGAGATAGTGGAGCAAGAGTTACTATTCCAATTACAATAACGAAAACAACTTAATAAGATATGTCATTTAAAAAATTCGATAATGAAGACGTAATAGTAAGTGCAGACTCTGTATCATCCACAGTATGGTCCACAGACACTTATGAATTAGACAACTTCGTAACATCATCAACACAAGAAGCAGCAACAAGCGGAGATTATTATTTAAATGTATATCAAACATCATCAGACTCTTCAGCTGCCGCAGTACAATACTCAATAGCATACGGTAGAGAAGATGGGCTAGGTGCACAACCTTACAATGATAATGTTGCTGGAAAATCTCCAACATCTACAATATTTGGACAATTTAGATCATTGGTATTGGGGGATGAAGAATCTACTTTCTTATATGGAGGGAATACAGGTACTCACGGAATTTACGCAATATCAATAAACAGAGCTAGATATAAAGAAAAATTATTACCAGGAACTTTTAATCTTAAATTAACTGACGGTAGTCAAAACTTAGAATTAACAGACAACAGCGGACTAACTTCAACCGTAACTTATAACGATGTTGGAAGAGTATATGAGATAATCTCAGGCTCAAATGGTGTTTCTCATGATTTAGGTACAGGGTACACTACAGGAACATATATAGCATCTTACGGTAAGTTTTTACCAGATGTAGGTTTAATACTATTAAATGTTCAGGCATTAGAAGTTAACCTAACTAGCCTAGGCATTGTATCAGGATCAAATGATACTAACGGCACAAACAATACTGTGCTACATAATGCTATAGTTGCAGGAGATAGTTTTAAGTTGAATTCTGAAGAAACTATATCTTCTAATTACGTATTCGTAAGAGTAAGAAACAGTGAATTTAACTACTCTTCTAACCCATCTAATATAACAGGCTCAGGAGAAATAAGACACAATTCAATGGTTAATAACCCACAGGCATATGTAACCTCAGTAGGGCTATATAATGATAACAATGATCTATTAGGAGTAGCTAAATTATCAAAACCTTTACTAAAAGACTTTACTAAAGAAGCTCTAATACGAATCAAACTTGACTATTAATGAATGAGTGCTTACAAAAAATTAAACAAAGAAGATTCATTTCTAACCTCCTATACTGCTCATAAAAGATTTGTAGCATCAGGAAGTCAACATGATGAATATGGAATCGAAACTTACATAGGTATATCCGGTTCATCTGCTTTCTTTCCAGAAACAGCAGACAAGAGATTAGTAGGTACAGATAAAGAGCACTACACTCAATTAGTCTATAATAGTATAAACCACTTATACTACTCCGGTTTTGAAAACGGAAACCCTGTAAGCAGTTCAAACGAAATGTCAGGATCAGCATATGAGAACTACTTACAAAGTTCTTATACACAGAATCAAAGAAGAGCAGAATCTGAATTTACTGTTATTTCTATTCCTCAAAATCTCTACGGAACAAATATAAAACCAGGAAGCGTACGTATCGAACCAGATGTAGCAGGTTCAGGATCAAACTATGTATTTACTTCGTCCGATGCTTTAGAAGACGATGAATACGGATTTGTATCAGAAAGCTACAATGAAGAAATAGATACATTATACGGAGCATCAGAAGCTTTACAGGATGGAGAATACATTCTTAATGAAGGAGATTATATTAATGAGACTGAAGAAGAATTCGTTGTTGCAGGCTTTGATGATTGGAAAACCACATTAATAGACGATAAGAACGGAAACCTAATACTCTCAGCATCATCACCTCAGAGAATTGTCGGGAATGTAATATACTCACATGGCCTTATGGTTATAACAAACCCTGCTATAGGTAACTACTATGCTAATTACTTCTCAGGAAGTGTCTCTTGGCAATCATCTCAACCTATTTATACATATAACTACCACTGTCCAATTGGTGAAAGTGAGTTTAATAGTACACTTCATCCAACAGGTATTACAGGAACAGACGGTAGTATAAAATCAGAACTTACAGGTAGTCACTTTAAACCATATTTTACTACCGTAGGACTGTATAACGATGCAAACGAATTGATCGCTGTAGCAAAAATGGGTCAACCAGTCCCTGTATCAAATAATAATGAAACAACGGTAGTAGTAAAATTAGATATTTAACCATGGCAATAACATTAAGATCAAACAAAGGAACAGCACTAACATACGACGAATTAGATGTTAATTTTAGCTCAGTATTTTACTCAGCTTCTCTTTCATCAGATTTAACTAATCTAAGCTTACACTACACCGGTAGCACAGTTCAAGCTGCTAGCACAGTTAATATACCACTTAATCCATACACCGGATCTGACCCAGTTGCAGCCGGAAATGTAGGAGAAGTGCAGTTTAAATTATCTCCAACACTACTAGGAGGAGCATCATCAGTAGTTTATGATAATAGTGCAGGAGTAGATGCATTAGTATTAGGAGCAACCGCCGCCGCTTCTGGAGAAAAATTAAGAGTTGAAGGTGGGGACGTGTATTTAAGAGATGGATCAGACTTCAAGATAGGAACAGACGCAGCAAATGCGAGTATAACTTACGGAGGTACTACCAAAGATCTAATACTAAGAAACAATTTCTCAGACAATAATGCAAATATTGAACTACATAACGGCATAATACCACTACTTACAGTAACAGGAGATGGAAAAGTTCTACATAGAGGAGCAGCTAATACTCTCGGTGATTTTGTAATAAGTGGTAGTATAGTATTTGGTAAAGATCATGGTAATAATTATAGGTCTAAACTTTTTACATGGGACTCTGCAAATACTAGAATCGAGAATAATGTCGGTGCTAACCTATTAAGAGGTAACGAACGTGGTATTATATTAGAAGGACCTCACAACGCTCATATAGTTATGGGTTTACAGTCTACCACAGGAGATGAAGCGTTTAGCATTATATCAGCACCACCATCTTCTTCAGCAGAACCTACTTACGGTAAAATGGTAGCCTATTTCGCGGCAGACGGAGCTGTAGGTATAGGTACTTCTGCAACCATAACAGGAAATGTACTAACTATAAAAGGTAAAATAACAGGATCAGATGATATTAACATAAACGGAAAAGGTACATTCGCAGGAGATATATCAGGAAGTGGAGAACTGTACGTAAGTGAAAGCGCCACAATATCCGGTTCATTGACAGTTAATACAATTGCAGATGCTTCATCTGCTACAAATTATAATTTTTTAGTCCAGCAAAATAATAGTGTAGTAAAACAAGTAAATGCAGCACCAATACCACAAGGAGGAATAATAATGTGGTCAGGAGCAGTCCAATCACTTCCAAGTGGGTGGAACCTATGCGATGGATCAACATATAACTCAGTTGTTACTCCAGATTTAAGAAATAAATTTATTGTAGCTAGTAACAATACAACAGGTACACCAACTACAACTATAAGTGGAAGCGCTGTATCCACAGGAGGTAATACCAATCACGATCATTTTGGTTCTACTCAAGCGCATAGCTTGACAACAGCACAAATGCCTAACCATACTCACAGCTACAAGGATTCATACTATATAGAATATAACAACCCGGGTCAAGGATCAGGAGGAACAATAGGAGGAGCTGATTATGTAGGTCCTACTCACTATAAAGGTAGTGGAGATAGTGACGGAGATAATAGATGGGTGTATTATAGAAACGGTACAACTCTCGCTAAAGGTAATAGCAGCGGTCACGATCACGATATAACAACTTCATACCACGTTCCATCATTCTACGCATTAGCTTATATTATGTATACTGGCTAATTTGAGAATTAGAGCGTATTTATAATAAAGGGAATGTACTATGGGTTTAACATTTAGAGACGAGAAAGGAGCACCTCTAACACATGAAGAATTAGATGAAAATTTTAGATCATTCTTCTACACAGCGTCCTTCGCTGAAAATCAATTAATTCTTCAAAGGAAAGACGGAACAACTGCTACTGTACCTATTGGTGGAGAAGCATTCGCTGATTTCCAAGAAAACGGAGGATCAATCGGAGACGTATATATAGCTGACAGCCAGATAACTGGTAGTAGAATGATAATCGACCTGTTTAACGGTCAATTCTACGATAAGAATAAAGCTATGAATTCAGATGGAGGAAACCTATCTTCCGACGAATGGTATATAGATTTTGACCCATCAGCAAATGCTCCCTACTACGTACATTTTGGATCTAACTTTGCTATCTCCTCTAGCGGTTTCCTACATGCCTCAGGAGCAATCATCGAAGGAGATATAACAGCATCCTCCGGACTTATAGGAGGATTTAGTATCACACCTAACGCTATACATGGACCTGAAACTTTAGGCGTACCTTCCTTCTTTATATCTGGAGCAGCAGGACCGACAGATCATTTTATCTCTGCTTCAAACTTTAGTTTAAAAGGTAACGGAGATATAACAGGATCAGCAGTAATGTTCTCTGGAGGAAAAATTGCTGGATGGGAAATAACTAATACACAGATAAAAAAATCTACTAACGTAGTAATAGATGCAAACGCAGGTAGTATAACTTTCAATGACAGTACCTTTGGCAATAAAGGTATTCAGTTAGAATATAACGAAGGTTCACCTAGATTTTATGTAGGAGACGCAACAGGTAGTTTTGTGAAGTTTGATGGAAGTAACGTAAGTCTTTCAACTTCACTACTAGAAATCTCAGCATCAAACATAGAAATATCCTCCACAGAAGCATCTATGTCACTAGGAGGTGGCAGTGTAAAACTATTAGGAGCTTCTTCCGCCATAGAAGTCGGTGAAGCAAATAAATTTAGAATATCCGGAAGCGCTACAGATGCAATGATTGTTGCAGGCGCAAAAACAGGTTTTGCTACTAATGATGCAGGTATAATAATGGGTATGGACAGCAATGTTCCTACACTGGATTTAACTAAAGATGCTAGTAACTACGTAAGGTTTAATACTACAAGTGGTGTTGATATCAAGACAGATACTTTTAAGTTAGACACAACTTATTTTAATATTGATACTACTACTCAAAGGTTAAATATATTTGATACTGCATCTGCAGAAATAATAAGATTAGGGGAAATATCAGATGCAGCAGACGACCTTTATGGTATAAAGATATACAACGGTGCAGGCACAGGTAGCGCCAATACCATAGCAATGTTTGGTCAACAGGGTAATAAGATTGGAGGATGGGAAATAACTGATTCTCAAATTAGAACAATACCAACAGCAGGCTTCGGAGGTAACTACGGTGAAGACGAGACAGGACTAATAATACACTCAGACGGAAAATTAGAATCATCTAATTTTGTTTCCAATCTAAAAGGTTGGAGAATAGACACAATCGGAAACGGTTCAGCAGAGTTTGAGAATATGCGAATTAGAGGAACACTTAGTACAACAGTATTCGAAAAAGAAACTGTAAATGTAGTTGGTGGGCAATTAATGGTCGCTAACGCTACTACAATACAGCCATTAAAAGATACAGACGGTATAATTTTAGCAGGGTCTTCATCATATGCAGCAAATGCTGTTACATTCTCAGTTGCTAATACTTCAGGTTTTACTGAAGGAGAGATACTTAAAATTAAATCAGTTGATGATGCTGGTTTCAGCGTAGAGTATGTATACGTATCTGGTTCAAAAAGATACTCAGAAGATTCATCCATAACAGGTAATACAGGTTCAATTGACCCTGATGGACTAGCAGGAGAGATATACGTAGAAAGAGCATACGGAGGTACTCCAGCAATATCAGCATCCATTACAACACTATCAGGAGATATATCTACAACAGGAGAGACTACTATTAATGTAACTAACTCATCTGGTCTTGGAGTTCAGAATATTATTAAAATAGGAAGTGAAAGGTTAAAAATAACAGCAATTAACAGTAATGTTTTAACTGTTATTAGAGACTATCATGATACAGATGCAGATTCTCATGTTAATGGAGATACAGTTTACTTAATAGACTTAGATGCAGAATTTTTATCAGGATTAGTTTCAACAGCAAAACCATATAATGAAGGACAGGTATTAGTCTCCACAGGAGTATTTAATCCAGCACAAGACATATCATCTGGGTATATAATGATGAATGCTAATCCTAGAGACGTTTCTACTCCGTATATGGATATCGTAGAAAGAACAGGATCAGGAGCATATGATTTACAGTTAAGATCTAGACTAGGAGACCTTTCAGGATTAGCCTCAGGGTACCTATACGGTAATAATGAACCAGGTTTTGGACTGTATACTGAAAATGGTTTCTTTAGAGGAGCAATAACAGCTGAAACAGGATCTATAGCAGGTCAACTTCATGTAGCAACAGTAGCAGGAGGTTTAGAGACAGGTCAAAAAGTAACTATCGGTAGAGACGTTTCCGGAAATAACGACGGTATATTCATTAATAACAATAATTACTGGTATACAGACGGCGGTTGGAAAGTAGGAGGCACCACTAACTTTATATCATTAGATAACTTCACAGATGGTAATTTAGTTATTAATACTGAAACATTTACTTTAGATACTTCTACTTTTATAATTTCAAGTTCACTAAATAATGGAACCTTAGCAGCAGGTACGAATGCTGGTAGCATGACAAGTACTACCGGAACAGGAGTATACTTAGATGGTAACGGTAAGTTTAGGGTAGGAACAGGAACAACAGGAGCAAATTACATATACTGGGATGGAACAACACTCAATATAAAAGGTAATATAGATATAACAGGAGGTAGCGGAGTAAACACTTCAGAACTTAACGCAGCAACTAGTTCTCTATCAGGCTCTCTGGGTTCAGAAATATCAGCATCAGACGCAGCATTTTCATCATCAGTACAAGCTACTACAGATACTTTAGATGGAAAAATATTTACAGATAGTGCAGGTCGAGCAGTAAGACCACCAACAGCATCAGCTGAAGGACTTTATTTAGCTTCTACTAATTTAGGTTTCTATAAAGACGGCGAATGGAAAACCTATATGGACAATCAAGGAGATTTCTTCTTAACAGGTTCCGAAGGTAATAAATTAGCATGGGATTCATCAACTGGCACATTAGAGATAGCAGGGGAAATAAATATCACATCAGGTAATGCAGCTACCCAAGATTACGTAACAGGTAGTATTGACACTGTATCAGGCTCTATCGCAACAGGTGTATCTGCATCTAATGCAGCATTATCCGCATCTATAAGTTCTTCTACAGCTACTCTTCAAGATGGTTTAGATTCTGCTAATAACGTAATAGCAGGTAAAGCAGCAATTTTCAGACAAAATGATGCACCTACTGCTACTGGAAGAACCGTAGGAGATATGTGGATTGATTCCAACGATGGTAATAAAGTATATGTTTGGAACAGCACAGAGTGGGCGGCAACACCTGACGGTACTTACGATCAAACCGTATTAATTAACAGTACATCTGCTTCCTTATCATCATCTGTAGCTTTAGATATATTTACAGATCAAACAGGTAGGTTAGTAGGTACTCCATCAACCAGTTCAGCAGGTTTATACTTAGGAGATTCAGCATTAGGTTTTTATTCAGCAAGTGAATGGAGAACATATATGGCTGATAACGGTAATTTCTACCTAACCGGGAGTGATGGTAACTTCCTGACGTGGGACGGAGGACAATTAAGCATAAAAGGATCTATTAATATCACAGGAGGTAATGCAGCTACATCGGATGATGTTAGTGACGCAGAAGCAGCAGCAAATGCATTCGCCTCTGCATCAGCAGAAAACGCTGTACTAAGCGGATCAGCAGCAGCAACAGCAGCACAAACAGCTGCAGAATCTACTGCAGCAGCAGCATTAGCAACAGCAACTGGATCCCTAGAGACAGAGATATCTCAATCAGCAGTAAATACTTCTGCATCATTTGCTACTCAAGCACAAACGAACGCAGCATTTGAATTAGTACAAGCAGGATTAAATTCAATATTTAGACAAAATGAACCTCCAACTACTGAAAGTAGACATCAAGGAGATATGTGGATTGATCAAAACGACGGTGAAAGACTTTATATATTTAGCGGATCTGAATGGATTACAGCATCAGATTCTACATACGATCAATCAACCCTTATTAGTAACACATCAGCCTCTATTGCACTCGATACGTTTACAGATAGTACCGGTAAGATAGTATCTACTCCAAACCCATCAGCAGCAGGACTTTACCTAGGAGATTCAGCATTAGGTTTTTATTCATCAAGTGAGTGGAAAACATATATGGCAGATAACGGTAACTTCTTCCTAACAGGTAGCGATAGTAACTACTTAAAATGGGACGGAGGCGCTCTGACTATATCAGGAGACATTAACATACTAGGAGGAAATGCAGCAACTCTAGACAGTGTTACAGGAAGTATAGATTCTGCTAGTGCAGAACTAACAGAAGCACAACAATCAGCATCAGCAGAAAGTAATGCATCTGCATCAGCAGCATCCGCAGCAGCAAACGATGCAGCACTAGCAGCGTTAAATGCAGCAGTATCAGCATCAACAGCACTATCAAGATCAGTAGATGCTTCTGGTAAAATGACATTTAACCCTACCCCATCAGGTGAAGGTTTATTTTTTAATGCAAATAACTTAGGATATTATAGCGGAAGTCAATGGAATGCATACTTATCAGCAAGTGGAGAATTCTACTTAACAGGGAGCGGTAACAGTGGAATGTCTTGGGACGGAACAGATCTATCAGTAGACGGTACGGTAATTGCAAGAGCAGGAGAAATTGGAGGAATAACTTTAGAAGATTCAAAACTTTATAATGGAGAAGGAACACATAGTGATGCAGATACTGGATTTTATTTAGACTCATCAAGTAACTTTTCATTAGGAGATAGTTTAGTATGGGATGGATCTACTCTAACAATTAGTGGAGAAATAAACGTAACAAATACTGACGATTTTGCATCACAAGCAGAGCTAGAAGCAGAACAATCATCCTCAGCAGATTTGTTCTTAGCAGCATTTGCCAGTGCCTCAGCAGCACAAGATGAAGCAGAAGCAGCAGCATTAACAGCAACCAGCGCATCACTAGAAGCATCAGCATCAGCATCAGCTGCGGAAGCAGCAGCAATAGCTGTAGCATCAGCAAGCGCCTCAGCTGCTCAAACAGCAGCACAAAACTTTGCAACTACATCAAGTAATAATGCTCAAACAGCAGCACAAAACTTTGCAACCACAGCAAGTAATAATGCTCAAACAGCAGCACAAACTTTTGCAACTGGAGCAGTAACCGCAATAACAGGTTCAATAACATCTGCCCAACAAACAGCTAATGATGCTACCGCAAGCGCTATAATAGCAAAACAACTAGCAGATGCAGCAACAGGTTCAATAAATACAGTTATAGAAGCAACCAGTTCGATGGTTAACCCATCTACATATAGTTTTGGACCAGATGCACAAATGTCACTCGCATCTTTACCATCAACCCCAACAACAGCAGGACTATATTCAAGCTTTGATGCATTTGGATTTCATGATGGAAGTAATTTCTTAACTTTCATGTCTTCATCTGGACTATTCATACTATCAGGTTCCGGAGATGACGGCTTAGTATGGAATGGCACAAGCTTATCAATAGGTAACCCAGGGGTAGGACCTTCTTTTGAGTATAACTTTAGCGGTTCTTTAGATAGCACTTTATTTGATTCAAGCATAACAACAACTAATAGTTATGACGCACCTGTATTTGGAAATGAATTTAATAATAATTCTGCCGCATGGGACGAAGGTTTCCATACAAAAGCATTATTTGATAGGAAAGACGGAGGTATATTTGAATGGGACATTGTAGTATCTGATAACTACCCAGCAACAGTAATTGGATTATACAAAGAGACACCTTCCACCTTTCATAAAGAAGAACAACATCATGCAATTTACTTTCATTCATTCTCCGGTGCCGGCAATCAGATAAGGGTAATAGAGAACGGTACCGAAAAAGGTACTATTAAATTAAATGCGTGGGTATCTAATACTCCGACTTTATTTAGAGTAAGTATACAGTTAAAACCTACTGGAGCAGTATACAAAATATTTAAAAATGGTGACTTTACTGCACCGTATGCAACATACGATTCACAAGCAAGCGGTTTAACTAATAGGTATGTTAGACCTGGAGTATCAATATATAATACATCTAACAACGTTCTATTTAGTAGAATGACAGGAGGTAAGTCTCTTGGAATGTCAACAAGAATATCAGGTAATGGTATACAAACAGGAGGAATACAATCAACTAACTGGGGAACAGTAAATGGATCCCGATTAGATTTAGATGCAGGTACTTTTAAACTAGGAGGATCAGCATCACCTAAATTGAGCTGGGATGGAACATCTTTAGATATAATAGGAAATATTCAAGTAACTAACCCAGATACTTTTGCAACACCGTCTACTAAAAATAAATCTGATTATAATATAATACTAGTATCAACCGGTAGTGCAAGTACAATAACAAGCCCGTACACTCTAGCGTATATTTCTGAATCATTAGGATATACTGGAGGAAACGGAACCTCTTGGTTCTACGATGACAACGGATATGCTAATCAGAATACCAACCCAGCTAACATATCAGGTTTTGACTCAAAAGATTACGATCTATATGTATTTGATGAAGTGAATTGGGGATTAAATGGTACTGAAATACAACTTGCACTTAACTTATTTGATTTAGGTAAATCAGTACTAGTAGTAGGTAACGATACGAACTTAGGAAACTACACAGGTTCATACAATACCGAATGGCCAATTAAAACAGCACCAAATGTTAGCGGCGTTGGATGGATGAGAGGTTACTCAGCAGCAGGAAATGGTATACCGTCATCACATCCTGTATTAGCAGGAATACCATCCGACAGTAATGTGGGAATTAATACTTCCTCAGATGGTGGTTATACTATAACACACCTTAAAAAAGCTCCCGGTGGAGGAACAATAGTTCATCCATTTACTTTAAAGGGATCATCAACGACTGTAACTCTTGATACTAATGATGTATATGTAGCAAACGGATCAGGTGAAGGAATAAATAGTTTCATAGCAACTAACCCAAGAGGTGGAAGATTAGTAAGTGTAAACGCGTACGGTATAAATGAAACTAATTTAATACCATCCGCTTCTAAGAACTTAACTAACTTCCTACTTAGAACTGACCCTGCTATAGAAGCACATTATATGCAAGTTACTTCTATCACCGGTGAAATGGTTACCACAGGTAAAATAGAATCAACCAACTATAATTTTACATCAGGAATATATTCATCAGATGGTACACAGTTTAACTTAGATACAGGAAACTTAATAAGTGAACAGTTTTCCATTATAAATGGTGATGCTAACTTCAAAGGTGATATCTCAATAGGAAGTTCTAATAGTATATTTAAAGCTACCTCTGACGGTATACAACTTGGAAATGCAACATTTTCATCTGCTCCATTTAGTGTAACACCGACTGGTACCTTAAAAGCTACTTCAGGTACTGTAGGGGTCTTAAATATTACATCTCAGAAAATATACTACGGAGATGGAGATTTTCAATCTGTAGAAACTCCGTTTTATTTAGATGATAATGGATCTTTCTCACTCGGTGAAGTATTTTATTTTGAAGATGAATCACTTACTATAGAAGGAGATGCAACATTTGCTGGAACTGTTGAAATCGGCGGAACCAGCCTAACCACAGCAAACACTCTTAATACAGAAGACCCAATGACAGGTGCTTCTCTATCATTTAACCCCAACTTCTTACAAGTAGCATCAGACGGAAGACCAGCAGGAGTATATGCAAGTTACGGAAGTACTGCTGCAAATAGTATTGGATATTCAGGATCTAGTGCAAACGGAGAAATAAGAATAGGAAAATCTAATGACAATACAACAGGCGCATCATTTAACGCATTCCCAGTTGAACCAGGTAAGAAATATAAAGTAACGATAAGAGCAAAAACTTCTGCAACAGTAAGCTCAGGAATTTATTTCCGAATGGCAGAAAAAGATACGGATTTAGGTTCCGGTGAAGTTGCGATATCCGCCAATGGTGATGGTGAAACAGGAGTAGCAACCAACGGTAGACTTATTAGACATAGCTCTGCTCCTGCTGGAAGACTGAGAAACATGACTAAAGATGGTAATACTATATCTTCTTTAGAAAATATGGCGATGTCTACAGCCTATAGTGTATTCCAGTTTATATATGAACCAACTGATAACCAAACAGAATTAATAACCAACGGAGATTTTACAGATGGATCAACCGGGTGGAGTATTAAATCTGGTGATAGTGTAACCCATGGTATATTAAACTTAAACGGACAAGGATCAAGACACTCTACTGCCTTTACACCTGTAGTAGGTACAACATACGTACTTTCATTTGAAATATTATCATATACTTCTGGAGGTATTTCCCCATATACCGGTGGTAGTGGAGTCAATATATCTGGAGCTTTACTAACATCTCCTGGTGTGTATACCTACACTTACACACACCCATCACAAGGAAATACACAATTTAATTTCTACGCACCTACTAACTTTGTAGGATCTATATCAAACGTTACAATAAAAGAAGCAAACATAAACCAAGCAAAACATGCTTCAGTACAGGTATTAAATTGGTCAGGAGCAGGCTATAACAACCTTATTATCGATAAGGTAATAGTACAAGAAACTGTAGGTCAAGATATATACACAGGTACAGTAGCAGGATGGAATATAACTGATACAGCTATTTACTCAGGTAATGCACCAGATTCAGATGGATATGCAGAAGCAGGAGGATTAACTCTTTCATCAGGAGGCTCTATTCATGCTAAACAGTTCTACATAGACAGTACAGGTAATGCTAATTTTAAAGGAAGTATAACCGGAGCAACTGGAGACTTTGCAGGTAACTTAAACGGTGCTTCTATCACCGGAGGAACTATAGTCATAGGATCTACGTATATTTCTGATCCTAGATATTTTAGAGCAGACGCCAACGGTATATCTTTAGGGGGAACGAGTACATCAAATGGTGAATTTCAAGTTAATACACAGGGGGCACTAACTGCTACTTCAGGTAGAATAGGTAACTGGATAATTGGAGGTTCAAACTTACTGAGAGATAGCAGTAATCAGATATTTTTAGACCCAGCTAATAAAGCTTTTAAAATTAATGATTCTTCTGGAGACACAAAGATTGAAATAGCAGCTACAACACTCCCTTCTATTGCACCAACTAGGGTAGCAGACTTATCACATTCGGGTGCTGAAAGAAATCTATACCTTTGGAGAGATAGTAGTTCTAACTCTAACAACACTTCACATTGGGGAGGAGCATTTACTGGCTCTTCAATATCTACTTCTCAACATTCTAGAAGTACAACTAAGACATACACCGAAACCACGAGTGCTACATATGCACACACTGGCGGAACTCTACCAATAACAATACCTTTAGCAGAGTTTGACTACATAGGGGATTTACAAGTATTTCTAGATGACCGAATTGCAACAGGAACTACATTAACAAGCACCAGCACACCATACCAAAATTATCAATATTCTACCTATAACACACAATATGACAATTTTAATTCCGTATCAGCGTCATATGAGCACTTCCTTAGAGTAGTAACCCAATACGAAGAAACAGGCGGATCAGGAGGTGGTCCGGTATGGATAGATAAAAACACAACTACATACACTTTAAGTGAAAGCGATATAAATGATTTCTGGGTAGCTAAGGTATCAAAAGGATCACTACAGCAGAACGGTAATAGTACTATTCAATACTACAACGCAAACCCTAGACAAATGATGTCTTCAGATAGATTTGCTTCTGGTAACGGTTGGCTAGGTCAAACTAAAGTAGTTACTTTAGCATCACAACCATCAGGTAACTATCGAATTAAGCTCCGACATTCAACTACCGTTACACTTAGCTTTAAGTTTAACTCAAGCGTAAACACAGGAGTTAATACAGGAACAGGTGGCGGTAGGTTTAAAGTAGTCTTAGCTCCTTTTACTTCAACCTTTACCCCTATAACTTTTGGAACTTTTACAAGTCAAGTAAAAGCAGGTCTAAACGGAGTACAAATAAGCGGACCAGATGGTTCTGTAATCTTAGGCGCAGTAGCAGATGATGGAGTAGCAAATATATACGGAAACGCCTTAGTAACAGGTGAATTAACAGCTAACGTAACAGGTTTATCAGATAGAAGATTAAAAGAGAATATAAAAGATATAGTAGATCCTCTTACTCTAATCGGAAACCTTAATCCAAAATCCTTCAGGTGGAAAATGAATGCTAATCCAGACGAAAAAAGAAAAAACTCTTTTGGATTTATTGCACAAGAAGTCTCAGGAAGCTTTCCGGAATTAATAAGTAGTAAAAGTAAAATAGGGCACTTAGAAGAAGTTCTTTCAGTTGAACAGACACCTTTTATTGCTCTTAATACAGCAGGTATACAGAGCTTACTTAGCAAAATAGCTGCTTTAGAGGAAAGAATAGAAGAATTAGAAACACCAACAACCGGCTCAGAATAAGTTTATATGAAAATTATACAGACATTAGCAACAGATCATTTTGATAGTAGAGACTATAACCTTAATACTCGTAATTTACTCTATCAATTAATTAGTGCATTAACAGTTAGAGATGCGTACGGTCCAGATCAGGAATTTATTTTGATAACCGACACCAAAGGAAAAAATTTAATTGAAAGATATAATTTCCCTTACTCATCTATCAATACAGCATTAGATGATTGGGCTTATACGAGACCTATATCTCCAGTAAGTTATAAATTAGTAGGGTTTCAACAATACCCAGACGAAGAAGTAATCCATCTAGATAACGATATATATATTAAAAAACGTCTACCTGAATATACAGATGTACTGGTACAGTCGGACGAAGGAAATTTTACTCAATACCATAGAGCACAGATTGCTTACGATTATTACCCGCATTACATTTATCCTGAAGGAACAACAATAGACGACTACACACACAACTATAATCCAGGAGTTGTAGGTTTTAAAGCAGACTGTAGTATTCGAGACACCTATGTTAATACATACCATTCTACCTTAGAATTAAACGTTCAAAAGTTAAACGAACTACAAGAGACTAATCCTGAATTAAGAGCAAAAATAAACGATCAAGCAATTTGCGGTGTATTAGAAGAGAGTTTACTTTATAAACTATGCGCAGATAATAATATAAATGTAGTAGAGTTACTAGATAAGGCAGTTGTTGGACAACCAATGAATTTTAACGTAGATGGAAGTAACCTAGATGAATCAATAGTAACGTTGTTGAGTAGACATTATAACCACTGGGTGGAGCTAGGGTACATACATCCCTTTAATAAAAAAGAGTTTCAAAAAGATTGGATGGTAGAGTTTATCGGAAATTTTGATTCAGACCCAGCTACAACTTTTGCACCAAATTTTAAAGAAGAAATAACTACATTTCTTAGAAAAAGAGATGGATTAAGTGTTTCCCCTACAAATAATGAAATTGCCTTGAGTTTAAAGTACCTTATTTTAAAGTAGTTGTTTATTCAATTATTAATTCGTAAATTAAGTAAATGATGACAACAATACCAGGATGGACTATCAACGGTCGACTAATCACAGAAATCTCAGATATGCCAAAAGGCACATACGGTTTTATATATGAAACTTTACATGTACCTACTAATAAAAAATACATAGGTAAAAAAGTTTTATACTTCGAACGTAATAAGAGATTAGGTAAAAGAGCTTTAGAAGCTTTAAGAGAAGAAAGAAAATCAAAAGGTATAGGAGGAAGAACACCCCTAAAGCAAAAAGTAATAACAGAATCAGATTGGAAAACATATTACGGTTCACATAAAGACATACTAAAATATGTTAAAGAAGGTCAACCGGCAGATTTTAAACGAACAATACTATGTTATGTACCTAATAAAAAGCTTCTAACGTATTTTGAATGTAAATACCTATTTATAAATGAAGTACTAGAGAATAAGGATAGCTACATTAACGATAATGTAC